ATCATGTTGGCTGTGGTTGTTGCTGTCATGGAGTCGTTCGGAGTAAAATTCGACATCCTTGTTGACGGTGATAACTGTTTGGTCTTCCTGGAGCGATCCTCACTCCAACTTGTCATGGCAGACTTTGCTGCTCGTAGTGAAGCTTGGAGCGGCCAAGAGCTAGTGGTTGAGCGGCCGGTAGATGTGTTAGAGGAGATTCGCTTCGGGCAGTCTGCGCCGGTAAACATGGGAGGCTCGAGAGGATGGACGATGGTCAGGGACTACGTCAAAGTTCTTTCGGGCGCTACTTCCAGCTATAGATGGCTGCGGGAACCATCTTTTGCTGTTGTTTACCTGCAGGGTGTTGCACGTTGCGAGTTATCACTTTCCCGAGGAGTCCCAGTGCTGCAGGCATGGGCTCTACACATGATGGGGCAAACACCAACACGCAAGAAACTCAAGGAGCATCCTTTCACGGATTACTTCATTGTGGGTGCCTGGTTCGCTGAGGAAAAGGACGCACTGGAGGTGTCACACGAGTGCAGGGTGTCTTTTGAGCGCGCGTTTGGTCTGTCGGTGGAAGACCAAATTCGATTGGAGAACTCATTTGACTACAATGCCGGTCAGGAATACACCAAGGAGCTTGGGTATCTTGACTGGAGACAAGCTAGACCTGGGCTGTGTGAGAACTGGTACGAGGCGTGCCTTTAGACTCGTGTCGATGATGCCAATTGGTGTGGCTAGATATCGGCGCAACCAAGGGGGTGTACTGGAGGGGCTTGTTAGGGGGAGCGTTGCACACCGAAACCCGCTGGGCAGGTCAGCTGGCGGGTGAAGGGAGACTAAGGAGTCATGGTGGTGTAGGTTGCGAGACGGGCGTAATCCCCAAGTGGTTGCCTAGGTAGCGTAATGGTGAAATGAGCCGGAGTACTGGAGCCGAAGACCGATCGAGCTAGGAAGAAGTGATCGATGGGGTAAGGGATAGTAAACCTCCCCAGCCGGGAACGAAACCTCCTCGGAGGCTGATACCTGCCACTTAAAGAAGTTTCCTCTTGAAATGCGAGACTGCGCGCTAGTAATCTCCACCGGTGAAGCCTGGTTAGCTTCTTAAACATACCAACCGTCCTATACCTGTTGACGAGGTCGTTGCGAAGACGTGTAACCCTAACAGGTCATCAAGGGTGACCCTGCGGAAGCGAAGAGTGGGTCTCAACACTCTACCACAAAATTGAGGGTGCATGGTCGATCCTCTCGATCATGCATGCATAACAGAGGCGTCAGCGGTGAGTGTCTGCAGCCAGCAGAACGCTTTCCCGTGCAGCACAACGATATTGTGTCCGGCCAGGGCTGGATGTCG